CAGGAATCGCCTCCAGGTCGCCTTCAAAGCCGTAGTAGCCCTCCGGCGCCTTCCCATCACTGGAGCCCGGATAAGCCCCGTAGATGACGCCCTGACGGCCCCAGAGCACCTCGTACCCAGCGCCGGTATCCGACAACCCAAAGCCTTTCACCGAGCCCCACAGAGCCTCAGGAACGCGGAACAGGTACTTCGCCGCATTCGCCTTGGTCGACGTGATGACTGGAGCACCCTCCAGCGACTCACCCCATTTCTTTTTGAGACGACTGAGATTCCGATCCACGTCGAGAATCACGAGTCCCATGCTGCGACCGCCGGTAAAAACACCGACCGCTTGGAACACATCCGGCTTCCGCTCGATCTGGAGCGCCACATCCGAAGGCGCCATCACCTGATGGTGACTGCGCTCTAGCGGGGTCTTGCCCTTCGAAATTTTCCCGGACTGGATCGCCTGATCCTTGGCGTAAATCGGTGCATACGCCATCCCAACAGGCAGCTGGCGCACAAAAGCCAGCAGGTCCTGCGTCTTACTTTGCGACATGTTAGAGTCTCACATGAGAATGGAATCCACGGCCCCGCAGCTCCCGCTGTAGGGCCGTTTTTTCATGGTAGCCAAGGGGTCAAGCAGGTGTTACTGTGTAAGGCGTTGGCACTCCTGCCGACCACACCAAACACCTACACCATGGCTTTTCTCAGCAAAACCGCCTCAGCAGCAGTCACCTCCAACAGCACCGGCGGCGGCTACCTCAGCCTTTCAAAACTCCCCGATGGTGGCTCCGTCCGCTTTGCCCTACTCACTGACGAACCTCTGGAGTTCTACGAGTCCTGGGGTGCTGCCAACGGCGTTAACAAGCCCTTCCGCTTCGACTTCGAGCCCACCTATGAGGACGTGGTTGCCGAAATGGGTGACTTCGAGCCCCGCGAAGGCCGCGGCGGCCCTGGAACAGCAGACGTGAAGTTCGCTATCGCCTGCCCGGTCTACAACTACGAGTCCGGCAAAGTCCAAGTCTTGCAAATCACGCAAAAGTCGATCCTGAAGGAAATCGACCAGATCTCCCAGATGGAGGACTACGCCGAACTGCTGGAGTGGGACTTCACCATCGGCAAAAAGGGCAGCGGTCTTACCACCGAGTACACCGTCCGCCCCGTCCCCCGCAAAAAGGGCAGCCAAGAGCACATCGACGCCGCCTGGATCGAGGCAAAGGCTGAGGGCTTCGACATCACCCGCCTACTGACCGGCGGCAACCCCTTCAAGGCAAACTGATCAAACTTAAATTTTTAACGCCCCCTTTTTAGGGGGCTTTTTAATCATGCACTCCTCATGGAAAAACGCGGTTGAAAAATCAATCGTGTACAAAAAGTTGGCTGATAAGTACCAGTCACCTAAAGGCTACGCTCCCTGGAATGACGTAGTACGTTTATTTAGTATTGCTGGTGATCCAGAGCATTTACGACATGTACAGCGTTCATTCGGTTTAAATGAAGAGACGAAGCCAGTGCTTGAGTGTGGTGTCGGAGCTATAACAGCCGCCACTCTCGATGCTCCCGCTATTTACGTTGAGCGTAATTTAACTGAGGCCATACTCTGCACAGAAGTCAGTGCCATGGAGCCACCTGAATTAGTTTTACCGGCGTTTTTTATTTGTTTACCTTGTAACACTTTGTTTGACGACGAAGGAGAGGAAATTACTAGTTTGTTAGTATTAGTACAGAAAACGTATTTGCGGTATGCGCTAGCAATGTCAGATGCGTCTTTAGACCATAAAGCTAATATAATCGACAGAGAAGTAGATCGTAAAAATTTGAACAATCTCCGTGTTTATGCTTACACATCAAAGAAGGCTATTGTATCAATTACACACGGCTGGGACACCAGCACAGTGTCTGAAGACGACACATCACCTATTGCGTATCCTCCTTTTGGAGGTGATGCGGTGGATACAGTTGCGTTTAGACAGGCCACATCAGCAATGATGAGAATAGTTAAAAATGTAATTCTAATATATAATTACCAGAAAAATTACATAGAAACAATCCCTACAAAAACAAGTGGTTTAGGGTTTACTAAAGAGAAAAAAGGTAAAAAACGTAATACTTTACCTGTAACTTTACTAGGTCGAAACTTTTTACTTCTTAAAGAATCCTGTAAGTCTCAACAAACATCGCCAAAAGGCGGAACAGTCCGCCCACATTGGAGAAAAGGGCACTGGCACACCGTCTTGACAGGTGCCGGGCGCAAAGAGCGCAAACTCCGCTGGTTCCAGCCGGTCTACGTCAACCCAACGCTTGACACATGACGTAGAATCCTAGTGGGAAAGAGTATCTACGTGGCCTCCAATACGCAAGACACACTGGCATCACTGCGTAAATGGAGGCTGGAACAAGACAATTCCGGCCCCTTCCGGGTCTACCGGGACATCAACAACAACATTTACCATAGTGTTACACACATCCTAAAGGAAACAAGCGACAAAACCGGACTGGAACGCTGGGAAGCCCGCCTGGGACCGGTCGAGGCAAGCTGCCAGCGGAATGTTGCAGCAACCCGAGGCAACATGGCCCACGGCCAGGCGGAGTATCTCCTTAAAACCGCCATGCAGCTGGCGCGTTCCACTGCAAACAAGCGCAACTCCATCCGCTGGGACGAACAGGGCTTGGCGCGTATTCCCGCCCCGATCACACAATGGGCATTGAAGCGGGTCCGCCCCAATGTCCCCAGGGTTGGCTGGAGCGCATCCGGCTACGCCCGAGGTCTATCCGACTGGATCGCCGAAAACGTCACCGAAATTTTCGCCAGCGAATTTTCCATTCATCACCCAGCAGGCTTCGCCGGCACCTGTGACGCCTTGGTGGGCCTCAAGAATAACGAGCTGGTACTAGCGGATTGGAAAACCAGCGTGGGCCGCAAAACCAAGACCGACGAAGACGGCTTGGAACGCCTCCCGCCAGGCCATTCATACATTGACCAGTGCGGCGCCTACAGCCTCGGGCTTAGCCACCTCACCGGACTAAGGCCAACTGGAGCAGCCATCGTCCTGGCACGCCGCTGCGGCACCCCCAACATTCACTACATGACGCGGGATGAATTGGAGCAGGCTGAGCAATCTTTCCTGGAGCGCTGCCATTCATACTTTGACGCACTACAAAACGCCATTCATACTGCCTAAAACTCCATTCACTGGGACGCCATTCAAAGCCATTCATGTATTGTTTCGGCCATTCATAATGCCAATACCTGGCATTTATTGGCGATCCTGCTAATACTTCCTCCCATGCTGGGAGTTCTATAGGAACTTGCCTGGCACTCAGCCTTGGGGCGTCTTGGGGTGTGTCTCATGAGTCTCACTGAGAATGGTACTGATAATCATTCTCAAGCCAAGGCAAGAGGAAGGGCTCCCGTGGTGGGAGCCGGATTGGAGCGCTAGTGGATCGTGACGGTAGCGGTCCCATTGATTGGAACACCCAGCCTGTAGGCAGCCCCGGCAGACAGATCAACGGATCCGCACTCACACCTATCGGTGACTGGCACGGTTAGCACTCTCCCCTGGTGTTGGATCCGTAGGCGAGTCCCGCACGGCAACCAAGGGTGCGCAGCACTGATCCCCCAGTGTTGGTACGTTTGCCCACAAGCGGTTGGGCGTCCGTGGTAGTAGGGGTGATAGACCGTTGCCGTAACTTGCCTGGCATCAGCTGGCGCATGGATGGCCGCCAGCAACCACAAAAGGGTAAGCCGCTTCATGCTGCCCCCTTGCGAGAGGGTTGGCGCTTCCCTGCATCACTGCGTGTCTTGCGTGGCGCACCTTTACTGGCACGGGTCCTAGCGGCTGGCGCCTTAGGCGGTTCCGGTGTGCGCGAAAAAACTCCCGTAGCTTGTGGAAAAAGTTCTGGGGGGATGTCGGCGCCACCGTTGAGGGCTTGGGACGCACGCCAGTAAGGCACGAGTTCGCGCCACACCTGCAGCGGGCCCTCTTTACCGTGTGCAGCCTGCAAAGCCAGCAAATCCGCCCAATCCGAAGCCTCGATGATGGAACGCTCCACTGCCCATCGCAGGTCGCGTAGGTGGCGCTTCTCAAGGCGCAACTGCTCGCGCTCAGCCTCTCGCGCTTCCCTCTGGCGGCCTTTTGTGGTCCACTCACCGCCAGTCACGAGAAAACCTCCCGCATCAATGCGTCGCAGTGCTGTTGGCACGCTGCTACCGCTTCGGGCCCCAGTTCCTGCCGCTCGCAGGTTCCGCCAGTTAGGCAGAGTCCTTCACTAGCTGGAATGGCTTGGAACGTTGAGAGGTAGTAAGCCGAGCACTCAATGCCGCCTGGATACCGGAAGACGACAATCGGTTCCGGATGACCGCCTGGGACTCTGTGAATCGCTTCCAAATGCACCGAGAGGGTTTGCCCCTGGCGCGTGGTGGTGTGCATGGTTCCCTGTGGGTTGGGGATACCCTGCGACATTAGCGCAAGGGTCAACCCTTGCCAGCTGGGGCTGATGTAGTATTGTGGGCGAGCACACCAAGGCACACCTTGCCATGCAAACCACCACACCCAAAGCCAGCCCTGCACTGCTGGAGCGTATCGGACGGCTGGAGATTTGCTCCGGTCACTGGCTGCTGATTCGAGACGGCGAACCCGAGACGGATTGTTCCCATCAGTGGCACCACACCCCGGAGCGCCACCTAGAAACCTGCCTAGCTGAGCGCTGGCGCGATGTCTCCCTAGGTTTCGTTCCTTCCTATTGCGGCTGGAGTGATTACTCGAGCACCGGGCTAGTGGGCAAGGCTAATTTCAACGTCTTGACCGATCCCGCCAGCACACCTGATCCCCTAGGCGGCATCTTGACTGTTGGTTACGGCTGGAACGGGTCCGGCGTTGTGCTGGATCTGCTGCGGGTCCCGGCAGACGTGCTCGAAACCGTAGAAGCGCTGGAGTCTTATCCGTTGATCTCTGAAGACGAACACTCCACGCTGGAGCGGGAGGAAATCGACCGGGCTTGGCAGGACTGCTACGCGTCAGAGTGGCGCGACGCAATCCGGGATCAACTGGCTGCCTACTGTCCCGGAACGGTGCTGGATCAAAACCAGTACGGTCCGAGCACCGCGAAGTACTGGGCCGATGATCAGCTGGACTGCCTGCCCGATGATCAGCTGGAGCGCGATCTGCTGGAACTTTTCAACGCTTGCCGCGAAATGGCCGGCGAAGAATGGGAAGTGCAGGACCTGAGCGCTGGCGCCTACATCAGGCTGGAGCGGATCGCCGCAGGAATCGACCGCCTGGATCTCGTGGGGCTAACCGGCCTGGCACTGCTGCCGCTTGATCAGGAGTGGCGCCGGGAGTCCTACCCCTGGCCGGATGGTTCCCGCGATGCTCTGGCGCCGGCCTTGGCTTGACGCCGGGCCGGATCCGGTTCTACACTCACACACAAGCCCAACCCATAGGCTCGAATCATGACTGACACCTCATTTCATTGGACAGGAACCCACGTCAGCGGTTCCCGTGCCTGCGCTGTTGTTCGATACGCTGGCGCCACTGACACCCGTGGTAGTCGCTGGCTCGCCACAATCAAGCGTGACTCTGACACCACTTGGCGTGGGTCAGCCACATTCCAAGAGGGTCCCATAACCGCTGCACTTCGGGCAGCTGGTAAGGCTGGCGTGGAGTGGCAAGCCCTTACCTGCCACAGCATTGATGCCAACACCTACGCAGTGGGGTTCTGAGCGATGCTGGAAACTCTCACCGTTTGGGATGTCGAGCTTACCGATACGTTTGGCGGAGAGGCTAATTACAGCTGGGTGCGACGTGATCAGCTGGCGCTGCCGCAGGATGCCAACCGTAGGCAGGTTGTGACGGCTGCCAAGGCTGCACTGGGGCTGACAGGTTGCCGATGCCGGACGTTCGAGCACGGCGAGGGATTCGAGCTTCGCCCGGTCGGCTCCTGTACTGTTGCCTTCGTCTTGCCGTCCTATTGAGTGGTTTTCGCATCGCTCAGTCCGCACCGCTCAGGCGGTGCTTTTTTATTGTGCCGCAGTGGTGGCGCTAGTATTGAACCAAACGACCAGAGAATCTAACAATGTCGGACAATCCGGAAGCTAACAACGAAGCGCCGGAAGTTACGGCGAAAACTGTAGAAAATAAGCAGCGACCCTATGGGAAGCGGAATCCTAATGCCGTTATTGAAGAACGCCGGAAGCGACTTTATAAAAGGCAGTTGACTGGTCTTCCTGTTCGCCAGCTGGTTCTAGATCATGCTGATCGTGAAGGCATCGGCGAAGTTACAGCCTGGAGAGATTGGGATGAGGTGAAAAGGTGGAATGAGGAGGATTGGAGCAAGGATCGCGAGAGCATAGTTTCACGTTTACAGGCTATGCGCATGAGAGCAATCGACGCTGCTATCCGTAAGGGGCAGATAGGCTCCGCCCAACTCCTCATGCGGGACCTTGGCGCAGTCGTTGGTGAGGTCGCACCGGAAGCGCAGGCAGCCGCTGCACCCACGCTCAATATCACGGTCGAAGACAAGCGGCAGGGCTAGGCAGCTGCTGATTCTGTGATACAATACGGGGAAGCTCACCATGCTTCCCTATGTCTTCCCGCATCCTGACCCTGGCCGCTTTGCTCACCGCTTGTGGTGTGCTCGCTATGGGTGCCGACAATGCAAACCAGCTGGCACGCTGCGAGTCTGCCGGTCGATCGGCTGCCAAGTGTCGGCTGTTGGTGCTCGGCCGCTAGTGGCTTGTGCCAATCGGCGATCCGGTACAGATCCGTCCGGATCGCTCGCAATTGGCCCGCAAATCGACTAGACTCCTACAGTAACGCTCACCCATAGCGAACTATGACCTCAGTCCCCAGCCGCGCTACCAAGGCTCAACTGTGCGAGATCCTCTCCACCACCATTGAGCAAAGGAACCGCGCATTGCACACCGCAGCCCAGAGCCAGGAGCAAGCCACGACAGCGCTAGTCGTCGCTGTCGTTGCCTTCTGTTTAGGGCTGCTGTTCTGATCACACCGAGCCGGGGGGCGACCTCCGGCTTTTTTGCGGCGTGGTCCGGACCCAGGGAACCTACTGACATATCCTCAATTTCTTCTTCTGTACTACACCGGGGGCAGGGGTTCAATTCCTGTACTACCCTAGAAGGTACCCATACCCTAAAAAATGCCCGATTCTGCTGGAGCCCTTACCCTTCGCTACGCCCAAGGCGAGGTATTTTCCAGCCGAAAACGCTTCAGAGTGCTGGTAGCTGGCCGACGATTCGGCAAAAGTTACCTGTCATGTATCGAGTTATTGCGTGGGGCGATCGAAAGGCCGGGCGAAACCTTTTTCTATGCCGCCCCTACATACCGGATGGCGAAAGACATTGCCTGGAAAGTAATGAAACGCCTGGTCCCAAAAGCCTGGATCAAGAGCAAGAACGAAACGGACCTCAAGATCGAGCTAGTGAACGGCTCAACAATCGAACTGAAGGGCACTGAAAACGCAATGGCCCTACGAGGCCGCAGCTTGGCTGGCGTGGTGCTCGACGAAGCCGCCTTCATGGACGCCGAGGTCTGGTTCGAGGTGATCCGCCCAGCGCTTGCCGACAAACAAGGCTGGGCACTCTTCATCTCCACCCCAGACGGCACCGCCAGCTG